AAAAAGGAATCATGAGAGGCTTTCATGTGATTGACCAGAAAGCATTTCGTGTTTGGTTAAATGACCCAGACAACCGTTTCTTTAGAACACGACAAGGTAAAGTATAATGGCATTTACTAACTATTCAGATTTAAAGACAGAGATAGCAAACTATCTTGGTCGTAGTGATCTTACAGCACAAATCCCTACATTTATTCGTCTTGCTGAAGATAGAGTTGCAAGAGACTTACGCATTAGACATATGCTAAAAGTTGCACAAGCAACAATGACTGCTGATGATAATACAGTTGCATTACCTAGTGATTTTCTAGCAATGAAAGATATACATATACAAAGCAATCCAATCAGAACATTGCAGTTTCAAAACTCATCTAATTTCTTTAGAAATGCTAGGGTATCAGAAAAAGGTGCTCCTACCATGTATACTTTATTAGCAAGCGAGTTTCAATTTGCACCAACACCAGATTCTAACTACACACTTAAACTAATCTATTACTATAAACCTGATTACTTAAGTGACACAAATTCATCAAATGCGTTTCTAGCAAACTGTCCTGACTTATTACTATATGGATCACTTGCTGAAGCAGAACCCTACTTGATGAATGATGAACGAACCCAAACATGGGCATCTCTATACGATAGAGGTGTAGCTTCATTACGAGCAAGCGATGATGATGCAGAATATCCATCATCACCAATGTCAATAACACTTTCTACGAGGTAAACAACTATGGCTGAAATGTCGAATTTTTTAGAAAACGAACTGTATGACCATGTGTTAAGAAACGCAGCATACTCTTCACCATCAAACATTTATGTATCATTACATACTGCTGATCCAACAGATGATGCAAGTGGAGCAGAAGTATCAGGTGGTTCATATGCTAGAACAGCAGTAACAATGGGTGCACCTGCTAACGGTTCAGGCACTAACTCTGCTGATGTGCAATTCCCACAAGCAACTGCTGACTGGGGAACTGTAACTCACATTGGTATCTGGGATGCTTCTACATCAGGAAATATGCTATTCCACACACCATTGGATACAAGTAAAAACATTACAACAGGCGATGTATTTAAAATTGCTAGTGGTTCACTAACTGTTACATTTGCTTAATCATGCCTGCTGATGTTTGTGGTTTTACTACCCTAGAGTCATTAGATGCTTTAGGTAGCATAGACGATTTAACATTGTCATTAGATGATGGTGCTTACGCTACTGCGTGTTTACATTATGGTGACGGAACAATTACCAATGATGGTGTTGTTGTTGCTGCACCTACAGTAACCATATCATTTAGTGGAACAATCACAGGTAATGCTGATGCAAGTGCTAGTGCAGGATTAATTGTTACTAGAACTGCTGATATAGATACATCTGCTAGTGCAAGTGCATATCCTACTAAAATTATATTCTTTAGTGGCGATATTACTTGTGATGCAAGTGTGCAAGCACTAGGTGGTGGTCAATGGACTGGATACGCATTTATGGGTGCACAAGCAAATGCTTATGTTAAAGGTAATGCGATATTTAGTTTCACAGGCACAGTATCAAGTAGAGCAGATATGAGTGCAGATTTATACATCTACGGACAAGAATGGACTCCTGTATCTACAGGTAGTGAAACATGGACACAAATAGGATAAACGAGGTAAATTATGGCAAAAACTAAAATTTCAGAATATGATTCAACCGCTAGTAATAATACTGATATAGACAGTATTAATATTGACGAGGGTTGTGCTCCCAGTGGTATAAACAATGCTATTCGTGAGGTAATGGCACATCTTAAAGACTTCCAAGCAGGTCTATCAGGTGATACATTGCCAATCGCATCAGGCGGAACAGGTGCTACTACAGCAGGTGCAGCTAGAACTGCATTAGGTGCAGGAACAACAGGTGCATCAGTATTCCAAGCAGCAACAGTAGCAGCAGCACAACAAGCGATGGATGTTGAAGTTGGTGTTGATGTTCAAGCATACGATGCAGACACATTAGTGGGTGATACAGCAAAAACACTTACTGCTCCATTTAGAGGAACAGTAACTACAGATAACGACTTATCATTCGATCAAAATGTAACTAATAACTTTTCATGCACACCAAGTTCAGGTGGCACATTAACCTTTACTAACCATACATCAGGTCAGTCAGGTTATGTGTTATTAGATAATAGTGCAGGTGTTGCTATCACTGCTGCAGCTACAACTAAAATTACTGCAACAGATTTAACAACTATCTCAACAGCAGGTGTATACTTAATATCTTACTTTGATAACGGAACAAACGCATATTGCACAGTTAGTGCATCTTATGCTTAATACGGAGATTTACCTTGAGTCTATTACAAAACAGTAATGCCATATCTACAGGTGGTGCATATAACCTAGAATCTAGTCTACGCTTTCGTTCAAGTGCTAGTGCATATTTAACAAGAACATTGTCAGCAAGTGGCACTACTAATACATGGTCATTTTGGGTTAAGCGTGGAAAGTTAAGTTCTGGATATCAAAGTCTTTTTGATTGGTCAAATGGTGTTAACACATCATTTGGAATTGTATTTACTTCTAGTGATACACTTGATTTTTACAATTATTCTAGTGCATATACAATGCAATTGGTTACAACTCAATTATTTCGTGACCCATCAGCGTGGTATCATATTGTTGTTGTTATGGACACAACCAATGCAACTGCATCAGATAGAGCAAGAATATATGTGAATGGCAATAGAGTAACAACATTTTCTACAGCAACATATCCAACACAAAATTTATCATTAAATATTGCAACATCAAGAGCATTTGATATTGGCGCACTTGGAACAACACACATTCAAAACTTTGACGGATACATGACAGAGTTTAACTTCGTAGACGGACAAGCACTTACACCATCAGACTTCGGTGAAACAGATACAACAACTGGTGTATGGAAACCTAAAGAATACACAGGCACATACGGCACTAATGGTTTCTATCTACCTATGAAAGAAACACAACAAGCAACTGGATTTAATACAGTGTTGTATACAGGTAATGGTGGAGAGCAAACAATTGATAAAGTAGGTTTCTCACCTGACTTGGTGTGGTTAAAAAATAGAGGAACTACTAACAGTCATTATTTAACTGATTCTGTTCGTGGTAATGAAAAATCTTTAAACAGTAATGCTACTAACGCTGAATTTGATTACGCATCATATGGTGGACTATCTTTAGTTTCAAATGGTTTTCATGTTGAAACTGGAACGAGTAATGTATTTAATACAAATGGAAATAATTTTGTAGCATGGTGTTGGGATGCAGGTTCATCTACAGTCTCTAATACAGATGGAACTATTACTTCTAGTGTTCGTGCTAATCCTGCTACTGGATTCTCTATTGTTACTTATACAGGTAATGGAAGTTCAGGAACTGTTGGACATGGTTTAGGTTCAGCACCTGAAATGATTATTATTAAAAATAGAAGTCAGGCAGATGGGTGGTATGTATGGCATCAAAACAATGGTGCAGGAATTTATGGTTATTTATTCTTAAACTCTACAGACCAAGTAAGAAGTTCTACACCTCAATTTGGCACTACTGCTCCTGACTCATCTGTAATTTCTTTAACATACAATACTAATGATTGGGCAAATGCAAGTGGTGAAAACTATGTCGCCTACTGTTTCTCTGAAGTAGCAGGTTACTCTAAATTTGGTTCATATACTGGTAATGGTTCAGCATCTGGACCAACAGTAACCACTGGATTCAGACCTGCATTTTTGATGATAAAAAATGCTACAACAGGTTCTACTCATTGGTTTATGTATGATAATACAAGAGATACTGACAATGTTCTTGATAATAAATTATTAGCAAGTTTAAATGAAGCTGAAGGATCTAACGCATTATTTAATGTTAATATTACTGATACAGGATTTCAACCTGCTGCTAATTATGCAGGTATTAACAGTTCAGGTGATACATACATCTACATGGCATTTGCTGATACTCGTGATGCACAGTTTAACTTTGATGCCAGTGGTAACAAGAACAACTGGACTGCTAACAACATCAACAGTAACGCATCATCTGAATCTACCTATGACATCATGAACGATGTTGCTACATTAACAGATGAGGATACTGCTAACTTCTGCACATTAAATCCGTTAGATAAAAATACAAATGTAACATTATCTAATGGAAACTTGACATATACAGCAGGTGCAAGTTGGTATTCATGTAGAAGCACATTTGGAATGGCATCTGATTCTTGGTATGCAGAACTTACTCATTCAGGTGCTAATACTATGATTGGAGTAATGAGTTCTAGTGCTACTTTATCTAATCATATAGGTGTTGGAGGTTATGGTTATTTTAGTGATGGTTCTAAATACAGTGGAGGGACTGGTAGTGCATACGGAGGTGCTTGGTCTACTGGGGATATAATAGGTATAGCATTTAATGCTGACACAGGTGATTTAACATTTTATAAAAATGGAGTTAGTCAAGGTGTTGCATTTACAGGATTAACAACTACTTTATATTTTATAGGTATGTCTGTTTACAATGGAAGTTCTAATATCAACTTCGGTCAAAGACCATTTAAATACACACCACCTACAGGATACAAAAAACTAAATACATATAACCTACCTGATAGCACGATTAAAGATGGTAGTCAGTATTTTAATACTGTGTTGTATACGGGTAATGACACAACTCAGTCAATTACTGGCGTTGGTTTTCAGCCTGACTTTGTGTGGATTAAAGCACGGAACACTGGCGTTCTTAGTCACGGGTTATTTGATGCTGTTCGAGGCGTGAATCGCACTCTATTTTCTGATGTCACTAGTTCAGAATTGACCAATGTTGTTTTTACTAGTTTTGATAGTGATGGTTTTAGTGTTTCTGATGCAGGAGGCAACTGGACAAACGATAGTTATAACTACGCAGCATGGAACTGGAGAGGTTCAGACTCATCTCCTGTATCTAACACAGACGGAACAATCACATCTACTGTATCTGCTAATACAGACTCTGGATTTAGTGTGGTGACATATACTGCTAATGGAACAGCAGGTGCTACTGTAGGACATGGACTTGGTGTTGCTCCAAGCATGATAATTATCAAAGACAGAAGTGCTACTTTTGATTGGTCAGTTTATCATAGTGGAATAGGCAATACTAAATACATATTCTTAAACAGAACAGATGCTTCTGCAACATCTGCAACATTTTGGAATAACACATCTCCAACAAATAATGTCTTTACACTAGGTTCTACTGGTTTTGTAAATAATAATGGAAGCAATCTTGTCGCCTACTGCTTTGCAGATGTAGAAGGATTCAGTAAGTTTGGTTCTTACACAGGTAATAATTCTGCTGATGGTCCATTTGTATACACAGGGTTTAGACCTGCATTTATTATGTTTAAACGAACAGATTCTGCACAAAATTGGTTTATATTTGATAATACACGAAGTCCATATAATACTATTGATGAAGAATTAAGACCAAACACAAGTGCTGCAGAAGTAACAGGCTCTACAAATGTAGATTACTTATCTAATGGTTTTAAAATATATTATTCAGGTACAGCAGGAATTAATCAAGCAGGTAACTATATTTACATGGCATTTGCAGAAAACCCATTCAAACAATCTTTAGCGAGGTAATTATGTATAAACTAGGAAACTTAACATTAAGAATTGGAAGGTCATTCACAGTAGGTGATGTGATGTATCCCTCTAATTGGTTACAAAAATCAACAGAAGCAGAAAAGACTGCTATCGGTATTACATGGGTAGATGACCCAGTTCGTGCCGATGAAAGATACTACTGGGATGGTGACATCAACAATCCAAAAGCATTGGAAGATAAAGAAGAAGTAGACGAAGATGGTAACCCATTGTATGTCAAAGTGCTAGATAAGACTGACCCTGACAATCCTGTGATGGTAGATACAGATGAAAGATTAGTTACTAAAGGTCTCAAGTCTACGATGATTGCACAAGTGAAACATACAGCAGGCACTATGCTTGCATCTACTGACTGGTATGTAACTCGTAAAGTAGAACGCAATGTAGACATTCCAACAGATGTAGCATCTAAACGAGTAGCAATCGTAGCAGAATCAGAAAGATTAGAAACTGCTATTGCAGCAGTAACAAATGTAGAGCAATTAATTGAGGTAATGAATTCTCAAGACTGGGGTGAATAATTGGCAACTCAACGAGTTCAATTTGGTGAATGGTTACCAGATCAACCTTCTATTGCAGGACAAATGATAGATGTTAATAATGTCATTCCTCAAGCGGTTGGTTATGGTTCTATTGCCAGTGCTGTAGATTTATCTAATAATGCAGGTGAAAGTTTAACTTCTGTATTTGCAGGTAAATTTAACAACACCACACAGTTATTTGCAGGCGGTGATACCAAACTTTTCCTATACGATGGTGCAACTAAAAACTTAAACAATGTATCTAAAGCAGGTAATTATACTGGTGCAGGTATATGGAGATTTGCACAGTTTGGTAATGTTGTATTAGCAGTTAATAATGTAAATAAAGTTCAAGCATGGACTGTAGGTTCATCTAGTAACTTTGCAGATGTTGATGCTAATGCACCTGTTGCTAAATTTATTACTGTAGTGCGTGACTTTGTAGTGACTGCTAACCTAGATGGTGGAACTAATGCTAACAAAGTGCAATGGTCTGACATCAACGATGAAACAACATGGGTATCAGGAACAACCTCGCAATCTGATTATCAGATAGTGCCTGATGGTGGAAATGTGACTGGTTTGGTTGGTGGTGAGTTTGGACTTATCTTTTTAGAAAGATCAGTTGTAAGAATGTCATATGTAGGTTCTCCACTGTTCTTCCAGTTTGACACAATTTCTCGTGGATTAGGTTGTATATCTACAGGTTCAGTAGCACAATACGGAAACATTGCATACTTCTTATCAGACGATGGTTTCTACTCATGTGATGGTAATTCTGTCAGAGGAATAGGAACAGAAAAGATAGACAGATATTTCTTTGAACACGCAGACTTAAACCAATTTGATTCTATCTCTAGTGCTGTAGACCCTATTAAAAACATTGTGGTATGGAACTATCCTAATACATCAGGTGGTCGTTCATTAATCATTTACAACTGGCAATTAGATAAATGGTCTAAATCAGATACAACCACAGTTCAATACATATCATCTTTAGCAACTTCAGGTATTACTTTAGAAGGTTTAGATGCTTATGGGACAATGGACTCACTCCCATCATCACTAGATTCAAGAGAATGGGTTGGTGGTAAACTATTATTTGGTGGTGTAAGTGGACAAAAGATTGTGACATTTACTGGAACAAACATGAGTGCTACATTAACTACAGGTGATTTAGAAGTAGGATTTAACAGTTGTGCTAATTTAGTAAGACCACAAATACAAGATGGTTCATCTACAGTTAGAATTGCATCACGCAAAGAATTAGATGATCTCATTACTTTTGGTTCATCTGTTACAACCTCATCTGAAGGTCGAGCAGGTGTAAGAAGTTTTGGTCGTTATCATCGTGTAGAAGTCACACCAACAGGTAACTGGACACACGCAATAGGAGTGGATGTAGATATAGTTCCTAGAGGAATTCGATAATGGCAAGAATGTATCGTAAACTACCCTTTCAAGGTGGTGATCCTAGAACTGTTGCAGAAGTCGTTAATAACCTTGTTGAAGGTAAATCTAACAACACAGGAACATTTGATTTAGCAACAGGTGGTGCAACAACAACAACTATTTATAATGAGCGTATAGGTTTTGATTCTGTTATTTTGTTTGCTCCATTGACTTTAAGTGCGGCAGCTACAAATTCTTATCCTTATGGAACATTTGAAGAAAGAGCAGATATAACTTTTGCAACTGCTAACACACCACAAATATTAGATTTATCAGAATCTGAATATACAGTAGGTATGTCATTAGCAAGTAATCGTATCACAGTCAGTTATGCAGGTGTTTATGATTTAGATGTATCTGCTTTATTTGTAAATACTGATG